TCAATTAATCTCTCCGCAGTAGCGGTAACTGAATTTGACAGCATGGTGAAGCACGCTTATGCGAACGCTGGCTTGCTCAAGAACGCTGTCACACTCCGAAACAACGTAGTAGGTGACACCTACAAGTTCCGTCGTATGGGCAAAGGTCTTGCTAACCAGAAGACTAGCTCGGCTGATGTTGATCCAATGGACGTAGGACATGCATTCAAGACTGCGACTCTCGCAAACTGGAATGCTCCTGAGTACACCGACATCTTCGACGCACAAGACGTAAACTTTGACGAGAAGCAAGAGCTGGCGACTACTATCGCTGGTGCCTTGGGTCGTCGTTGTGATCAGCTTGTCATCGACGCTATGGACGCCTCTACTCCACTGACCACTGCTGTAGCGGCTGGTGGCACTAACTTGACTATCGCTAAGGTTAACTCAGCGCAGGTCGAGCTACGTGATCAGGGAGTTCCTAACACTGAGTTGTTTGCTGTCATCGAAGCTGGCGGTCTTGGCGGTCTTTTGAGCGACGAGAAAGCTACTTCTTCTGACTACCAAGCAGTCAAGGCTCTTGTATCTGGCGAGATCAACACTCTTGTTGGCTTCCAGTTCATCATCCTTGAGACTCGTGCGGAAGGCGGTCTGACTGAAGCGGCTAACGTCGTTGATTCTTGGTTCTTCCAGCGTCCCGCTGTTGGCCTGGCCATCGGTATCGACATGAAGACTGAAATCAACTATGTACCACAGAAAACTTCTTGGCTTACTAACGGTATGCTCAAGGCTGGTTCTGTTGTACGTGACGAAGGCGGTTTGGTTAAGGTCCAGTACGACAAGACTGCATAAGTCTTATCCGGCCTCTTCGGGGGCCATTCTATTTTTGGGTGGGTTATGGCGAGCAAGATCGACTTAATTAGCAATGCACTGATTCTGATCGGTGATACTCCTATTAACTCACTGACAGGCGGGTCGCGGCGCGAGACTGTTGCTAACAATCTTTACGACAACATCGTCCAGAACGAGCTGACCAAGCATCGTTGGGGCTTTGCACGTAAGCAGGCACAGATATCTCGCTTGACGGACCCTCCCGTCGATACAACACGCTGGAAGACTGTCTACCAGCTACCCACTGATTTGCTGTTTTTGATCACTGTTTCACCAGATTCCAACTATCAGGTGTATGGCGACAAGGTTTACAGCAACTCCAATCAGGCTTTGTACGCTGACTACATTGCCAACACGCCAGAAGATGAGTGGCCCGTGTACTTTGCGAAGATGATTGAGTACGCACTGGCTATGGACTTCGCCGCAAGCATTAGAGACAGTTCAGCGGCTAGAGGTGAGATGGCGGCGGCCTATGTCAATGCGTCCCGTATGGCGCGATTCACGGACTCTCAGCAGTACCCAACAGAGCAAGTGAGAAGTAACCCATTCGTTAATGTGAGGTACTAATGGCTAAGACTCGATTCATTCAGTCTAGCTTCGTAAGTGGCGAGCTATCTCCGCTTCTCAAGGGCCGTATTGATATCAACCAGTATTATCAGGCGGTAGAGACTGCCGATAATGTTGTAATCGTCCCACAAGGCGGGATGCGTCGGCGTCCGGGTACTGAGTTTATTGCTCAAACCACACGCAACTTGGTCAACTGGGCTTATACGGGGAGTATGCCAAACGGCGGAAACCCGTCTGTTCTTGAGAGTCCGACTGACTCACCGACAACATCTACCACGGTAGCCATAGGCACAACCGATGATTACGTGGTGATCAAGGCAGATAGAGGCGCAACTAACATCGCTGAGACTGAGTTTGTTGATATACGGCAGATCAGTCTATCAACCGGCACTTCCACTGAGTTTAAGGTTCAGTATTCAGCAGACGATGTGACTTATACCGACGGCGGTGACGTTCCACTGATCGGCACAAGCCCTCAAGACTTCCGCATCAAGATAGGCGTATACGCTCGCTACTGGCGTCTCGTGCGCTCTGGCACAACTGATCTAGGTTCAGCGACAGTTACGGCGGCGGCATTCACGTTGATGCAAGAAACAGGTGTTGACAGTGACGCGAAGCTAGAAGACTTCAGCGTTGAGGATGATCGTCATTACCTAATTGAGTTCACGCGGGACAATATCGCTATTTTCCGCTCTCAGCTTGTAGGCTTTAACATCCAAACAACTAGGGTCGCGGACATCAAGCCCACTTACGACTCTAGTGTTGACGTATCGAGCGTAAGAACAGCACAGATAGAAAACGTCATGCTGGTCTTCGGCAACTTTGAGCCTATCCGCTTGGTGAATCTAGGTGCGGATGCTGACTGGGTGATCGACAACATCCCCTTCTTGAACGTCCCTCAGTACGATTTTGACGATGCACAAAGCCCTACACCTGTGAATGAGATACAGGTTATGGACATCGGGCATGGCGGCGGCGCGTGGAAGAAAGGCGAGCGATTTGAGTTTGATATTGAAGGCGTAACGTCAAAGTCTATTACGTTTGCGGGTGACGCGACTCTTGATGAGCAGGCATCGACTGTTTTTAACATCCAGAAGAATCTGCAAGAGATGCCAGTTTTCGGTGAAACAGGTGTATCGGTAGCAAGAACAGGCACCTTAACGTACACGATCACGATATCAGGCGAATCGACAAAAGACTTCGAGTTGTTTGCCGCGTATGTAACGGAAGGCTCTGCAAGTCACGAAATTGAATTCATAAAGACGCAATCAGGCTCCCCTCGTAAAGAGGATGTGTGGTCTGTCACCCGTGGATATCCTATCAGTGCGTGTTTCTACGAAGGTAGATTGGTACTTGGCGGCACTCAGTCCAAGCCTCAATCGATCTTCATGTCTAAGACAGGCGCATTCTTTGATTTTGACATTGACGACGGCGATGACGATGAGGCGATCTTCGCAACCATCTCTTCGCGCAAGCTGAATGACATTGTTGATGTGTATCCCGGTCGTAACTTGCAGATATTTACGTCTGGCGCAGAATTTGCAGTGACCAGCAGACCAGTCACACCATCTAGTATTAACATTCAGCCACAGACTTCACACGGCGCAAACAATGTTGAAGTCCAAGATGTGGACGGCTCGACCATATTTGTAGACCGTCACGGCAAGTCCCTCCTGAGCTTCCTGTATTCGTTCAACGAGGATGCTTACACCACGGACGATAGATCAGTACTGGCCTCGCATTTGATCAACCAGCCGGTCGATATGGCGCTCCTAGCGGGTACTGCGAGTGATGACGCTAACTGGCTGTTTATCGTAAATGCAGACGGTACGGCGACCATCCTAAACACCTTGAGAAGCCAAGATATCAACGGTTTCACTAGCTGGAATACGAGCGGAGACATCAAGAGCGTTTGCGTAGTTGATGATCAGCTGTTTATGACGGTTGAGCGTGAAGTTGACGGCACTGGCAAACTATTCATTGAGCGTTGGGACTTCACCTATCTCATGGATTGCTCTATCAAGAGCGTTCAGGTTAGTGGTGTTATCGACGGACTGGACCATTTAGACGGTGAATCGGTCAAAGCCATCACACGAGAAGGCTATCTAGACAAGAACGAGGGCTATGTGCTGTCGTCTTACACGGTAGCTAGTGGCGAAATAACGCTTGATCCTAGCGAAACATATTCGCTGACCACATATGAGGTTGGCTTGCCGTTCGTTCCTACTATCAAGCCGATGCCACTGAATACAAACATCGGATCAGGTCAGAATCAGATGCGACTGAAGAAGATCGTACGCATGAACGTACGTGTCTACGAGTCTTCCGGCATCTATATCGACGGCATCCCTGTACCTATTCGCTCGTTTGGCGAGGCAGGCATCACGTCACCACTTACTAACGAGTCTATTGTTCCCACAAGTGGCATAATAGAGGACGTTTACGATATTAACGGATGGGGTAGAGAGGTCATACCGACGATTACGTGTCCTGATCCTACTCCCATGCACATACAGATGATTGAATACGAAGTTGAGGGTAACTAGATGGACCCGTTTACTATATTGGCCATTATGACTGCCGTGTCTGGAGGCGTATCAGCCTACGGGCAAGTGCAAGCTGGTAAAGCACAGAAGGTGGCACTGAAAGAGCAAGCCAAGCAAGAAGAGTTAGCGGCAGAAAGCCAAGAGTTGGCACGACGCCAAGAGCTAAATCGGGCATTGGCGGCTAACGTCGCGGCACTCTCAACAGCAGGAATATCTGGGGAAGGTACGCCAGCAAGTCTGGCCTTGGAAAGCGCGAAGCAAGCAGGTCTTAGCGAGATGACCATTGACTTGTCGGAGAAGCTACGAAGGGCGTCATTAGAGCGCCAAGCAAAAGTGGCAACACAGCAAGCCGGGTTAGCGGCGGCAAGCACGTTGCTTAGTACCGGAGTAAAATCGGCACAGTTAGCGCAGACGGAATAATAGTTATGGCTCAGAAGCGCATTGATTACTACGGCAAGTTTACACCAACAGGTGTAGATACGTCTCAGGCTAAACGCTTGCAGGCTCTCTCTGGCTTGGCTGAACAGGTCGGGGATATTGCGTTTGATATCGGCGCTAAGATCCAGACAGAGCGTGGTCAAGAAGCTGGCGTTGCATCCGGCATGGAAGCGGCGCAAGAAGGTCAAGCACCAGAAACCAAAGAAGGCTTTCTGTCTGCGATCTCTATCTACGATCAGGCATACAACAAAGCGGCATTGAATGCTTATAGCTCTGGCATCCGCGTTGATGGCAAAAAGAAGTTGTTTGAGCTTGAGGAAAAGTACGCAGATGATCCCGATCCCGTAGCATTCCAAAGCGACTTCAATGGATACATGAAGGGCGTCACGCAAGGCTTGCCAGAAGATATCGCGGCAGACCTACGGTTACGACTTACCGAAGATGGTATGCGCGTACAGGGCCGTCTAGCGGACGCACAGCGAAAGCGCCAGTTTGACCTTGCCACTGCTAACTTGAATGAAGAGCTTGTGACTCTGGCCGATGAGCAAGCAAGAGCGGCCCGTGACGGCGACGACACGCGGGTTCAAGAGTTGCAATTGCAGATCGAGAACATTGGTGCCGAGAACATTGAGATTCTTGACCCAGCGGCATACCAAAAATATATCTCAGAGCAAGAAGATCGGCTGATTGTTCAGAGCAACTTGGGCCAGCTTGATCGCGCTATTTTTGAAAATGAAGAAGACCTATCGCTTCGAGAGAGGATCGAAAACGGTAAGCAGATGCTTGCGACCGTTACTGCCAATCCCATTGATGGGCTGTCTCCCGAACAGCAATCAAAGCTAGAGTCACAGATGGCGACCAGACTAAATCAGCTTGAAAGCCGTTTAGTCGAAGAAGACACGGCATTTGGCATTGAGCTTTCTGATTACGAAGTGCAAGTGGCAAGCGGAAACATTGACCCGGTTGATGTAGATCAGCAAGCAAACGATTGGTATACAGCAGGCAAGATCACTCAAAATGAAATGACTAGCCTCAAGAAGTCGGCGCGATCTGCTACTGCTAGAAAGGCTGAGGCCAATGCCGTCAATGCAAAGATCACAAAGCAGTTCACAGGCGATCGCGATCCCTATTACGTGCCAGATCAGTCTGATATCAACAAGTATTACGATGAGAAATACGCGACAAAGATGGAAGATGCGACACCAGAGCAACGTATGTTGATGGATACGATCTTCATTCAGAAAACGCGCATGATCCCAAGCACTGTGAAGAACCAGACAAACAGCTATTTATTGTCAGGCGATCCCGCGTTGATCATGCAAGCGGCACAGCTTATTGATCGCGTTGATGAGACGCCCGGCATGTTTGACCAGATCACCAATGTGCAAACAAAAGCATTCGCATCGAATATGGTTAGATTGATGGAAGTCATGGACCCCAAAGAGGCGCTCCGACTTAGCCAGCAACTAACTGACCCTGCTGACCAGAACCGTGTAACGGCTCGACGTGATCAGATCAAGACTGAAAAGTTTAACGACAAGTACGTTGATTGGACTCGTGACATTGTTGGCGAGACCAATCCGACATCATTCCAAAATGCCGTTAACCAGTATCAAACAATCTTTGAGAGCTACTATCTCGCAGGATCGGATCAGGATGCGGCAAGAACGCAAGCTGAGAAGATGATTCAGTCTAATTATACTCAGTCCACATTCGGCGACATGATGTACGCGCCCGAACAGTATTACGCTGTGAATGGAAGTGTAGAGTATGCGCGAGATCAGCTAGATGAAGAGATCCGCGCAGAAATGCCAAATATGCAGTTCGACAAAGACAACATCTATTTGCTGACCGATGACTATACCGCTCGGACAGCAACGGAAGGCGCGCCAAAATATCGTGTTCTTATCCTTGATGATGATGGCGTATTCCAACAGAGAAGCGGTTATTTCTTCCCTGATAAAGAAGCACATGAAGCCAATCGCCGAATTGAAACAGCAGAACTAGCGGCTGAGATCAGGCAGGCAGAGGAAGAAGGTAGCGTTGCCCATAGACGCCAGCAGTTCGACGAGAAGAAAGCCGCATACGAAGAGCGCAAGGGCAAACCAAGAAAGGCTGTGCCAGCGTCCGAGCTTTACGCAGATACCGTCCTATCTGATAGCCGAAAGATTATTGCAGAAGCGATACAGCTACCCGGTGAAATTCGTAGGGAAGTAGCAAAGTCTGCCGCTGAAGTGCTAACAACGGTTGGCGAAAGGATTGAGCAGACTGGTAAGCGCCAGCGATCAAAGCTCATTGAGGATATCGAAGAGCGAGAGAGCCAAGACTGATGCCTTTTGTTGAAGCTCAAGATGACCGCATACTGCTTAACAAGCTAACGAACCTTGCGGAAGCACCCGAGGATGAAGATCCATCGGCAATTGAAATCGCAAGCGCGTTGTGGCGTCAAGAAAACACAATCGGCTCATTCGTTAATCAGGAGTCTGGCCTACCCGACGGCGTAGATGATCAGTCATTTAACCCTTACGACTATTTATCGGAAGGCGAGAAGCTAGATAAAAAGTTTGTATCCCATGCGGCACTCGCCGATACGGTCGATGAGATCGAAGCAGTACGCAAGCAATATGCCAGAGAGACAACAGATCGAGAAACCATCCAGAAGGGCGGCGCTATGTCGTTCCTTGTTGGCCTTGGTGTTGTTGGTATTGCCGATCCTATTAACTTGATACCGATTGGCGGGGCGATTGCTAAGACATACAAGGCGGGAAACTCTATCCTTGATGCGGCAGTCGTTACGGGCAGTGTTGCAACAGCCTCCACAGCCGTCACAGAGGCCGCTCTACATCAATCACAGCTAACCCGTACCTATGGCGAGTCTGCGATCAACTTGGGCGCGGCGGCTCTTCTAGGCGGTGTACTGGGCGCAGGCGGTAAGGTTCTCGCTAACTCACTCGATGCGTCTGCCATTGGCGGCATTGTTGATTCGATGGATGTCGAGCCAAAGGTAAAGACAGGCGATGACAGTGTTTTGTCCCCTGAGTATCGGGCGACCCCACAAGAGAAGAGCGTGGGCGCGGCACAGCGTGTTGCAGATGTTGAGGTAAGTGGTAAGGCGGCAAAAGGTTTGGTCAAGGCTCTGGGTTTTGATCCGCTGTCTCGTACACTAACCAGTGATAACCCACTCACCCGGATCGTTTCTAACCGACTGGCAGAGAATCCCATCAAGATGGATGGCGATATCGTCACGGCTGTTGAGTCACGCGCCAAGATCCATGATGGCAAGTATGCGGCGGCACTCCAAAGCCACTTGGATATTTATAAGCAGTATCGAAAGAACGGTGGGCGTCTGCGTCGTCGGCAGTTTAACGAGGAAGTAGCGCGAGCCATGCGGAATGAAGAGTCTGCAATCCCCGAGGCTCTGCAATCTGCGAACAACTGGCGCACAGAACTATACAACCCAATCAAGGATGACTTGGTTGAGCTTGGCTTACTGCCGGAAGACGTAAGCGTTGGCACTGCTGTTGGCTATCTGAACCGACGCTGGAACAAGGGCAAGGTATCAGCGAACCTTCCAAAGTTTATTGACACCACGGCGAAGTGGTTGCGCGATGAAGATGTGCGTTTGCGCGATGAAGCGACAAAGGCCGAGGCTGATATAGCTGAAGCTACTGGCGCAGAGCGTACACGGTTGCAGGAAATCATCGACCGGGCAGAGCGTAAAGAGGCCAAAGACCTAACCGATAACGATTACCAGCGCATTGCGGAGCAGATAGCACAGCGAATCCAAGGCACTCCAGATGGTCGGCTTCCCTACGATTGGAAGATTGGCGAAGGCTCTGCGAATAACAATCTGAATGGCACTGTTGGACTGCGTGGACCGCTAAAGTCTCGAACATTCCAGATCCCCGACAATATGGTTGAGGAGTTTTTGGATAACGATATCGAGGACTTGGGCCGTTATTACCTACGCAACACGGCAACGGATATGGAGATCGTGCGAGAGTTTGGCGATCTTGATCTGACCATCCAGAAGAAAGAGATATTGGACTGGTACACCGAAGCACAGCGTGTAGCCAAGACCGAGAAAGAGCGTATCAAGCTAAAGAAGCAGGCCGACGCAGATATACGCGATATCACTGCAATGCGTGACCGTATGCGTGGCGTCTATGCTCAGCCCGATCCCGATAACGTATGGGTGCGAGCGGGTCGTGTATCTCGAAACCTCAACTATATGCGGTTCATGGGTGGCGTCGTGGCGTCATCGGTTCCCGATGTGGCTCGTATCTTCATGGCTGAAGGCATTGGCAAGACTTTCTCAAAGGGCTTGTTACCGCTCGCTAGAAATATCAATTCGTTCAAAGTGTCATCGGCAGAAGCCAAGCGATATGGCGTTGGTGTCGATGCGTTGATGGGCGGTCGCTCTCAGATCATTTCAGACGTGGCTGATTACACTCAACCAAACACAGCGTTTGAGCGTGGCATCCAGTACGCCACTGATAACTTTGGCCGTGTAAACCTCATGGACTACTGGACAAGCGGAGTGAAACAGCTTCACGCCGTAACCATGCAGAACAGTGTTATTGATGGGCTATTAAAAGGTCAGGTCGATAAGCGCTTGGCCCGTCTAGGTATTGATGACGGTAATGCACAAGCAATGATGGCAGAACTAAAGAAACACGCGACCAAGGTTGATGGCGTATGGCTATCGAATGCTCGTAACTGGGATTCACCCGAGCTTGAAAGATTATGGGGCGCGATGATTCGTAAAGAGTCTGACCGTGTGATCGTAGTCCCCGGCCAAGAAAAGCCTTTGTTTATGTCTACCGAGTTGGGCAAGACTATCTTCCAGTTCCGCTCGTTCATGTTTGCATCGACTCAGCGTATGACTATCGCGGCGCTACAGGCTCAGGATCACAACGCTCTGGCTGGCGTATTAATGCTGACTAGCTTGGGCATGATGTCCTACTCGTTCAAGCAATGGGATGCAAAGCGAGAGATCGCAGAAGATCCTGTTGAGTTAGTGATTGAAGGCATTGATAGGTCAGGTGCGCTTGGCGGCATCATGGAGATCAACAACACGCTTGAGAAGCTATCGAGCAATAACTTTGGAATGCGCCCATTGTTGGGTGTAGACATCCCGGCGGCACGATTTGCCTCACGTAGTATGTCGGAAAACCTACTTGGCCCCACATTTGGGAGTTTTTTAGATACGTCTTTAAGAGTGGCTAACGCTGGTCTGGCAGAAGACGGATGGAATGAATCAGACACTCGCGCATTGCGCAGACTTATCCCCTATCAAAATCTTACGTTTATTCGACAAGCCTTTGATAGAATAGAGGAAGAGGTGGGAGACTTATGACAGTAGCAGACAACACAAGCCGTAACCAATACACAGCGACATCTGGACAGACAGTATTCGCTTACACGTTCGAGATCGTAGACAAGGACCACATCGTTGTCCTACAGAACGGTACGGCGCTTTCAGAAGGCACAGATTACACTGTGTCGAACGTAGGCAATGACAATGGGGGTAACGTAACCCTAACGTCAGGCGCTACTGCTGGCGATGTGATGACCCTCTACAGGGAGATGCCTTACTCGCGTACTCAGAACTACACAAACTCCGGTGACTTCCTTGCCTCTGAGGTCAACGCTGATTTTGATGAGTTGTGGTTAGCAGGCGAGCAAACTGATCGCTCTTTCTCTCAGTCTATCCGCAAGCCTATTACCGACTCTGACTCTATCTCTATGGAGCTACCCGAGGCGGCGACTCGTGCGAACAAGTTTGTTAAGTTCGATGCTACTGGTGCGGTTGATGTTGCTGGCGCTACAGTCACAGTATCTGCTGAAGACGTAAGCATTGATGACGCTGGTAACTACTACACGTCTGACAACGTAGAAGGCGCACTGCAAGAAGTAGGCGCATCACTAGATACCAAGCTAGAAAATGTAGTCGAAGACACTACGCCACAATTAGGCGGCAATTTAGATGTCAACGGTAACGACATTACTGGCACAGGCAACATTGACCTAACTGGAAACCTTGATGTTAGCGGCACTGCTACGGTCGGCGCTGTAACCTACACAGGCACAGACGGCACAGACGGACAGGTATTGATGACCGATGGCGCAGGCAATGCGTCATTTGAAGACATGCCTAGCTCTACCTACCTTGACGTTAAAGACTTTGGCGCTACGGGTGACGGATCAACCGACGATACGACTGCTATCCAGAACGCTATTAACCATGCGTCTAACAATGAAATCCAGACTATCTTCTTCCCGGATGGTCACTACAAGTACACCACGCTTCGTTTTTACCATGACGCAACAGATAACCCTAACTTCCAAGAAACGCCAAATCGAGACGGTCGTTTCCAGCTCAGGGGTACTGGCCGACTAGCAATTACGGATCTGAAGAATGTCGGCAAAAGCCCTAACCGTATTTACGGCTCGATCTTGGAGTCCACTTCTACCGGGGATGGTCTCATTGTTGAGCCTACTGGCACGTTCCAAACGACAACAGACGCTAGAAACTTTGTAGTAAAAGACCTCACGCTTGTTGCTGACAACACTGGTTATATTGTTACTGCCGAGTCGTGTCCCGGCATTACCTTTGATCACTGTTCGTTTAAGCAGTTGAATCATCAAGGTAGTGGAATACTAGCTAGAAACTGCTGGTTCTTTACTATGAACCAGTGCTATGTATTTGGTCAGTCTTGGATTGATGAGGATTTTGCAACTGCTGGACAAACAGAGTTTTCATACACGTTTGATAATCCAGCTTCAACTAGCGACATTATTGTTCAGAAAAAGGGCGGCTTGGTTTCAAGCTCTGACTACACCATTAACACCACGACCAAGGTTGTTACGCTAAACACTGGCGCAGATCTAAACGATAAAGTAACCATATCGAGAAAAAATACTGGTGACGGTATTTCATCTCAGTTTGTTGGTTCAGCGTTTGGTAGCTTTGCTGGCCTATGGAATATCACCGACTCGCTTGTTGACTCATGGGCAAACGGCGTTCACTGGACGGGCGGGCAGGTCACAAACCTTTCCTTACGAAATACCGGCGTCCAGAACTGTAACAACTACAACATTTATGCCGATGCTGGCGTTATTCAGCAAATGTTGCTCGATAACGTCTACATGGAAAACCAGTCAGTACAGGGCGTGTCGTTTATTAAGAGCGACGGTAGCGGTATTTCTTCGGCGGCAATTCGAAATTTACGCATGATCAACTGCTTCATGCTTGCTGGCGGCACCTTCCCAAGAGTTACAGGCACCTGTATTGATATTGACAGCATTGACGTAATAGATATCGAGGGCATGTACGTTTACAGAATGCGACAGCCGTTCCTAAATATTACCGCCACTAAAAATTCTCAAAATGTTCCGGGCGAAATAAAGAACAGTATTTTTGCCACAGATCAGGATCTAAGCGCAGAGCCAACCATATACCTACTGTCTGGCAAGATTCCAAACGTACACAACTGTGTATGGCCCGGATTTAATGACGGGTTCTATGACACGACTAACGACATTCTTCTGTTTGACCCAAGTGTTGATTCTAATTTCCCGCGTCAATTCACAGATATCAAAGGCACCACAGGAACCGCTAAGTTTGGATTTGGCGATACCGTATATCAAGAGTTTGCGTCGGATTATGCTGGGGCCTATAACATAGCTGGGTCTACCGGTAGAACATACTATAACCTTAAGCATGAAATAAGCACCGGCCTCAAGGTGGTCTTGCCGGATACTGGCGAAGTTAATGATGGTCGTTTGATGATCATCAAAAACAATGAGCAAACGTCGTCGTCATTTCCATATATCAATGTTGTAAATAACAGCGGTCAAAACGCTACTTTGGCGCAACTTGCGCCGGGACAAGCGGGCTTGTTTATTGTCGACGTTCAGTCTCAGCTATCAACAACGCTAACAGCCACTTCTGGGCAAACAGATTTTGTATGGACGTTCAATAACGACAGCGGAAATGTTGCAGTCAAGCAAAACGGAACGCAGTTAATTCCATCGGAATACTCATCAAACAACGCTACAAACACCGTAACCTTGACAACAGGTGCTACTGCTGGTGACACCATTGAAATTTATGTTGGTACATTTAGATATGTAGGCCGCGTATTTAGTGACGATTTATACTTATCGGATAATCAAAAAATATCGTTTGGCCGATCAGATGATCTACAGCTATTCCACCAAAGTTCAGACAGCACAAACAGACTTGTCTCTGGCGGCACAAGTTTCGCGCTACCAACAGCAGACGGCTCTGCCGGGCAGTCATTAACTACAGATGGATCAGGAAACCTTACATTCAGCACTGCGGCTGGCACAGGTATTACCGCTGTTGTAGAGGACACTACGCCACAGCTTGGCGGTGATCTTGAGTCCAACGGCCATGACATCCTGTTTGCTGACAACGACAAGGCTGTCTTCGGTGCTGGCTCTGATCTACAGATTTTTCATGATGGAAACAATAGCTACATTCAAGAAAATGGCACAGGTGACTTATTGGTTGGTGCTACCAATTTTCAGTTAAAAAGCGGTGATTATGGTGAATCCATGCTTACTGCAACTGACGACGGAGCCGTAACGCTTTTTTACAACAATGCATCTAAACTAGCCACCACCAACACAGGTATCGACGTAACGGGATCTATTAACACAGTCCTTTCTGTAGACGGTACTACGGAAGACGTGTTTATTACTGGTGCCGTTCCTGCGCTTGAGTTTGTCGAAAACGACAGTGGTGGCTCTCGTATGCGTATGGCGTGGGCAACCTCTGGATCATTCTCCCCTACGTTGTACCAGTCTTTATATGGAGACAGCACAACAACATACGGCGGAATAAACATCCAGACTAGGGCGTCTGACGCTAGTGGCAACCAAGTTGTTTATGCTTACGATCCTATTAATGACCGCAACTGGTGGGGAACTAGAGCTTCTGGCGATGTTCTCATGCAGTTACAGTCCGACGGTACCTTTAATGTCCGTGGCGGCGATGTGTCGTTTGAAAACGCGGCGGCAACGTCTGACGACTTCTTCTGGGACGCAAGCACTTCACGGTTAGGTCTAGGAGAAACAAATCCTCAAGCAACATTGCATACAGTCGGTGGATCTGCTTATGGTGAAGCCGCTAGATTTGAAAACAACGGCGATGCAGTCAGTTGGGCTAGAGCAGATTGGGTGAATGACCAAGCCTCTGGCACTGGAATTATTTACCGCGACCAAGCTGGCACCTTTACGCTTAGAAACGATAACTCCTCTGGCACAGCGATGACCACGCAAATTCTGGCTGGTGGATCTACAGACGGAAATATTGTATTTAAACGAAACGCTGGTTCAAATTCTGCTGTTTTCCAGACAACAAGTACAGGCGATGTTATTTTCTATGATGACGATGGTTTCACTCAAGGCATGCGCTGGGACGCAAGCACTTCACGGTTAGGTCTGGGAATTACAAATCCTTCTTATGACCTTTCAGTAGTTGGCAGTTCTGCGGCAATCCAAGTAGACAACACTGCTGGTTCGCCTGACCAAATACTTCAGCTATGGCAAGCTGACATGGGTACTAACGATAGAGGCATTCAGCTAAAAAGTCCTCTTACCGACAGCAACGCTGATTTTTTCCGATTTGCTACTGGCAACTCTATTGCGTTTGAACTTGACGGAGCTAATGCGTTAAGTATCGCGTCAAACAAAAGGATTGGCATTGGGACTGATTTGCCTAGCCACCTTCTTGATGTAGAAGGCGTATCAGATCCATCTATATGTGTTCGTTCTACTGGAACGGCTACCACAGACGATGCCTTAATGCGTATTGAAGTAGGAGGCACTACAGCTTCTTCATATTTAATGTTTGGAGACGCCGACGATTCATCGCCGGGTAGAATACGTTATGTGCATAGTGACGATTCAATGCGTATTTATGCTGGAGGAGCGGTAGAAAAGGTAAGGTTTACCTCGAACCAAACGCTTTTCTATAACGGCGCGACTGAGGCCGCTAGATTTGATAGCACTAACAACTTCCTTGTGGGGACTACTAGCACAAGCCCACACACGACATCGAATCCCGCTGAGGGTGGTTTACGTGTTTCACAAGGCGGAATGCTTGCAGTAGGTAGAAACTCAAATCCTGCCTTGAACGTCAATAGAATTACTGACGACGGCCTGTTGGCTATGTGGTATCGCAACGGAGTTAACGTAGGCAACATTTCCGTCACGTCTTCTGCTACTACCTACAACACCTCCTCAGACCAACGCCTCAAGGACAACATCGTAGACGCACCTTCTGCTTCTGACGACATTGACGCTATCCAAGTGCGTTCGTTTGACTGGAAGGCTGACGGGTCACATCAGAAGTACGGCATGGTTGCACAGGAATTACAGACTGTTGCACCCGATGCTGTATCTGAAGGCGACACTGAAGAAGACATGATGGGCGTTGACTACTCAAAGCTAGTACCGATGCTTGTAAAAGAAATTCAATCACTACGTGCCAGAGTTGCACAACTGGAGAATGACTAATGGCTACATGGACCATATCTACAATGGAACACAACACGGCTGACGGCGGCGTCATCGTTGCCCACTGGCAGTGTACTGAGGTTGACGGAGACTACTCTGCTCGCGCTTACAGCACCGCATCGTTTACCTATGACGCATCTAGTCCCGACTTTGTACCCTACGCTGACCTAACTGAAGAGGTTGTACTTCAATGGGTATGGGATGAAATGGGCGTTGATGAAGTTGTTCGCATACAAGAGTCTCTGCATAGCAACATCGAAGAGCAGAAGAACCCGACGACTCAAGACGGTGTGCCTTGGTAATGGACCTTCAGTATTTCAATGATCACTACGCCTATAAGTACGATGTTAGAAATCGAGACCGATGGCACGTACTGAAGCGGGATTCTGTTGGAATGTTTCGCGGCGACTGTGAAGACTACTCTCTATCTATCCTGTATTACGTTATCTGCCGAGGATCATGGCTCCGATTCTGGCTATATCTGATTACCTTCCGGGCGCAGTTGTGCGGTTGCTACACAAAGAATGAGAGAGGCCATGCGGTCCTACGTTATCGCGGACAGTATATTGATAACTGGACAAAGGAATGGGTAAGCCGGGAACACATGGAAGGCTTAGGCCATAACTTCTGGCCTTGGTATAGGGCGATCATTCCGACAACTGTGGCAATTAAGATGTTGATTGCGAAGGTGACACCCTAATGTCTAAGTCTCTGTTAGATCGTATCGGCGTCTCTGGTTATAATAAGCCAAAGAGAACACCTAATCATCCGACTAAATCACACGTTGTTGTGGCTAAGGAAGGTGACAAAGTTAAAACGATACGTTACGGACAGCAGGGCGTGTCTGGCTCTCCTGCTAGAAAGGGCGAGTCTGAAGCGGCAAGAAAGCGCAGGAAGTCATTTAAGGCGCGACATGCCAAGAACATAGCCAAAGGCAAGATGTCGGCGGCGTACTGGGCAAACAGGAGTAAGTGGTGAGAAAGCCAAAGAAAGGTTTATATGCAAACATAGCGGCAAAGCGTAAGCGTATCGCTGAAGGCTCTGGCGAGCGTATGCGTAAGCCCGGCACTGCTGGTGCGCCTACGGCTCAGGCATTCAAAGATGCGGCTAAGACGGCTAAGAAGAGATAACCATGAGCATAGAGCGGTCAGTAGCGAAGCTCGAAGCCCAGCAAGAAGCTATGGCGCAAGACGTTAGTGAGATGAAATCCGCTCTCACAAGTATTGCCCAGACTCTTCAAGACTTATCAAGCATGGAGCAGAGGCAAGTTCACTTGACCGAGACTGTAACCCGCGCTCACAAGCGCATTGATGAGATCCAAGCTATCGTGAAGGATGAGGTAAAGAACCACGAGAAGCGCATTCAGGCTATCGAGATCAGCATCGCCAAGAATCAATGGATTGAGCGCATCATTATGGCTGGCGTCATGGCTGTTATCGGTATGTGGATAAAGGGCGGCATCTAATGCTTGACCTTCTGGTCGGCCCTATTGCCAAGCTGTTAGACAAGGTTATTCCAGACGCGGATGAGCGCAGTCGGTTAGCCCACGAGATAGCCACACTCGCAGAGAGACAGGCACATGAGATTGCCAAGGCTCAGATCGAAGTCAACAGAGAAGAGGCAACAAGTCATTCGATTTTCGTTGCTGGATGGCGTCCGGCTACTGGATGGATTTGTGCTATTGGTCTTGCGACTAACTACCTGTTTGTTCCTATTTGCAATTTTATACTTACTATCACTGAATCCCCTATCACCGTTCCACCCTTGGACCTGAGCGAGATGATGCCCGTACTCTTGGGTATGCTTGGGCTTGGCGGCCTGAGAACCTACGAAAAGACACAAGGCGTGGCACGTAAGTGAAATATTTCAGACTCGAAGAATTCAATTGTACGCATACAGGAAAGGGCGGCGACAACATGGACCCCGAGTTTCTGGAGAACCTTGACCGCTTGCGTGACATCTGCGGCTTTCCGTTCCGCATAACGTCTGGTTACAGGGATTCGACCCACCCGGTTGAAGCTAAGAAAGAAAAGCCCGGCTACCACGCACAAGGTCTGGCCGCTGACATCAAAGTATCCAACAGCCTTGACCGGCTAACCCTTGTCCGTGAAGCATTAAAGATGGATTGCTTCAATGGCATAGGCATCGGCAATGGCTTTTGTCATCTAGACGGACGCAAGACTACACCCGTCATGTGGACGTACTACCCCAAATAACAACAAAAAGTGTTTGCATTCCCCTAAAACATAACATAATATGTTTGGTGTTCCATGTGGAACTAACCAAGGGAGATGACAAATGGCACGTTTTGATTTCTATGAAATCCTGATCAACCACCCTTCATGGGAGGAAAACTATCACGACATCACTGATCCCGATATCCGTCGGGAGATCATGTGCGATGTCGAAGAAATCTCATCCGAGATTGCACCAACCGCAATGCAACAAACTGGCAGTGAAATCGAATGGGTAGACCTGATCTTTAATGATGAGGTTGACCCGTCTGTTGTAGTCCAGAAAACCCGCGAGCTTCTGTGGAACTATTCCGAGTCAATGATCATTGACCTGATCGAGAGCGAAGCCGCCAAACACGCGGAGGTTTACGATGCTTGATCTATCGAGAGCCGATGAAGACTTTCTCACTGACCGCTACAAAGACTTTCTGACAGTAGCCAGTCGTGACTTCCGACACGGATTCATGGATGGCATTCAGTGCAACTTCCAACATCGTCCAGCTACGGACATGTACTTAGCAGGCTATGCCGATGGCTACGCCTTAACCCAGATGCGAGACGCATCACAACACGCAGGAGAAACGCTATGAATGGCGTCGTAAAAATCCACGGAAAAGAATATAAGACCGTGGCACTGAGGGTCGCAGAGTTTAGGGCGGCCCATCCCGACTACACGATTTCGACTGAGTTAGTCGAAGCTAACGATGTGCTAGTCATTATGAAGGCAAGCATCTTAGATAACGATGGCCGTCTATTGGCTACTGGTTACTCAGAAGAGGTACGTGCCGCCAGCAAGATCAATGCCACTAGTGCGCTCGAAAATGCAGAGAGTTCATGCGTGGGCAGGGCATTGGCCTTCTATGGACTGGGTGGAACGGATATGTCTATCGCATCTGCCGATGAGGTAGCCAACGCTATCCAACAGCAACAAGACACAGGGCCGATCATGGCTCATAACGAAGCACTACAGCGAAACCTATCGTCTGTGTACTTCATCAAAGAACACCTTGCCTTAAAGGATTGGGAGGCCGTAGCAGAGGCATGGGGCGAGATCAGTAACGACGACAAGAAAGCATTGTGGGTTGCACCTAGCAAGGGCGGCATCTTCACAACTGCCGAGCGTAGTGATCTCAAATCAAATGAGTTTAACGAAGCACGAAAGCTAATCTTGGGAGAGACAGCATGAGTAAAGAAAGAAGCACGCAGTTTGAAAGGTTTTACCTCAAAGCCTGTGAAATGATGATGATGGAAAAAATTGCCACTGGCGATGACCTTCCAATGATCGACCCTGCAAATACGGCGAACGCGGCCATGCCGTTAGCTGTAGCGATGCACCAATGCTACCTAGAGAAAAAGTTTGACGATGAGCAGTGGTGGAGAGAAAACGAGGAAGAGATGAAGGCTATGTGGGAGCAAGCCCAAATAGAAAAGTGGGCAGGTATCGCAGAGGAGAAAATGCAATGAGCAAAGAAACAGTGTTCGCAGATGGATTGATCTGCAAGCGTAAAGAGAACGCACCGGATTTTGTGGTGTGCAATCTGTCAGTCAAAAAGTCGGAGTTTATTCCGTTTATCAATTCTCAGTCGGGCGACTGGGTAAACCTTCAAGTTCTTAAAGCAAAAAGCGGAGATAAGATTTATGCCAAGCTCGACACATGGGAGCCAGACCCGGCAAAAGTTCATGCGGATGGCGTTCAGCAAGTCAGAAGCACCCTCGACGCCCCAGCCCCAACAACCGACTTCGCAGATGACATTCCATTTTAATATCGGCGAGTCTATACGTGTAGCGCAGAAGCAAAGCAGAGTCTCTAACCGACAAATGGCAAAAGACTTTGAGGTGTCAGAGATGACCATCCAGCGCTGGCGTAACAGCGAGGACGCAACTCTTACAAAGATTGTTGACCTTGCTGAATACTTCAACCACGACTTCGAGTCGTTTCTTGAACTAGGGAGCAAACATGAGTCATTCAGCACAGATACTTAACCACTTAAACAACGGCCCGATAACAGCCATTGAAGCCCTGAATCAATATGGGTGTTTTAGGCTGGCCGCACGTATCAACGACCTTCGTATGAGTGGTCACAAGATACATACGGAGATAGCCAAAAAGGACGGCAAGCGTTACGCCAAGTATCACTTGCTTAAAAAAAGCGAAGTAAAGGGAGAAGTAAAATGAGAGTTTTTATTGCAGTGTTAATTAGTGTGTTATCAGTCCAAGCAGTAGCGGACACCAAAGCGTACAAGGGCTTGAAGAACGGCGGCGAGATCGTCTTAACAGATGATTCATGCATGATTGCTGACGATATGCAACGAGCCTACTGGTACGACGGCGAGGGTAATACCGAATCCGGTTGCTGGAAGAAAGATGGCAGGACTATCTACTTCAAGTGGAACAATGGCGGCGAAAGTCGTTACCCACGGAAGAAGTTTAAGATCGCTAACCAGTGGTAAAAAAAAGGCCCCCAGTTACGGGGGCCAATCTTTTCTTGTCCAAGGGAGCGGACGGTGGTATCTTCAAGGAGTCAAAGCAAGAAGATGTATGGATTATACACTACAAAACCATCTTGTGCAGTCCTACACCTTCCTATTTGTCAGAGATTACTGGGCGTTAGGCCGACGAACCTAAGAACGTCGGAGACGGAGTTGACCCTCTCTATGATGCGCCCCGCTGGTCGAGAGCAGATCAAGCGGATAGATGTCAAGATTCGATACAGTAATCATAGCTCGCCATTACTAATTAACTGATTTGCTGGAGCTTGCTCCGGCATTAAAAGGGAAGTGTGGATTATGAATAAGTTTGAAACCGAATTGTACAAATTAGAAATGAACTTTGAACATAGGGTTTATTCGTCTGGGAGAAAGGAAATCAGTTTCAGTGCCAGCACTGGGTATCTTGAAAACGGAAACGAAGAGGCTATGGATTTTCGTCTTCACGTAATGCACCTAATGTTTAACAGCCTAAGTGAAGATATGGCAAATGACTTTCTGCTTGATGAGGTTGACCAGCGATTTCATATAGATCTTTTTGAGGTTATAGAGAATTCCTCTGCCTTTCCCGGCGTTAGGCCGACCGAGGAAGAATCTCAATGATCATTCTTAATGATGGTACTTACTACGAGCCAGACGATGAGCAGATCATCTACTGGCAGAATGCTTTTCCGAAGGTCGATATCTTTTCTGAACTAAGTGCGATGGCCGCATGGTGTGACGCGAATCCGAAGAAACGTAAGAAGGATGGCAAGCGCTTTGCACAAGCGTGGTTGAGTCGTGCATCCCAGCAAGAAAGAGGGGTGTCGCCATTTGCAGAGAAAATGCAGTCAACTTCTGGTAAAATCGGACTGAAGGCTTGGACTTTTGCAGACGATTGCACCCACGACTTTATGAAATCAGAAAGCTATCGAGCATATTGCTTAGAAAAGTATGGGCAGTACGTGACGTTTGAAGGCGAGCGAGTAACTGCATGAGTATCCCCCGTGCAAACCGAAAACGATACATACCATACATACCATGCAAACCCCGTACTTATGCGGTTTGTTCGGCTTGTTCACTTTTCTCGGTTTTCGCTTTGTTAGGGGGAGTGGTCCGATGAGCGAGCGATGGTTCGTTAACAACAAGTTTCAAGCCGATCAGTTTTGTGAATACATTCGGGCCAACCAAGATAAGGGGAATATCTACGAGATCATTCCTCTCACCCGGACCGGAAAGCAGAACGACGCTATTCACGCCTACTGTAGAGAGGTCGCTAGTGTTATGGCGGCTCATGGTATGGACATGAAGACCGTCATCAAAGAAGGCGTACCTATCGAACCCACTATGTACTTGATTAAAGATTATATGTGGCGACCAATTCAAAAGGCTGTAACCGGCGTTGAGTCCACTAGGAAGATCAATCCTATGGAGGTCAACGACATTTATGAGGTCTTGAGTAGACTGCTTGTCGAAAAATACTCGATCAACGTGCCGTTTGGGAGGCGCATCTAGACATCTATCCGGGGGGGAGATGATGAGCTTACTTGAGTATTGCAACACTGAAAGACAAGCGGAGATAGTCAGACTGTTTGAGTCTGGCATGAACAAGACTGAAATCGGGCGGTCACTAGGCATTACCCGAGAGACGGTTAAAAGTTCGCTAAAGGTTATCAGTGATCGCGCCGCAAAGCAGGGCTACTCGCCTGATCACGATATGATCCATACGGTCCCGGATGTCTTCAGAGTCCGTGGTGTCTCAACGCTGTACAATGATGAAGGGAAACCCGTTAACCAGTGGGTGAAGTCTGTTGCTGACAAAGAGGCAATGCTTGAGGCCGCGCTTGAGGCATTCAAGGCTGGATTCCTCGAAGAGATAGATGGCCTTTACAAGCCCGTACAAGCCCCAGAAGCGGCAAAAGAAGCAGATAGGCTATCGGCTTACCTCATTGGAGATCATCACCTGAACGCGCTCTGCTGGTCTCCTGAGACGGGTGGCGATGATTGGGATACAAACATTGCTCAGGACGTGCTGATTAAAGCCGTCGATAAGCTGGTATCGGTTGCGGGTGAATCGGAAGTAGGCGCACTGATTAACCTAGGTGACTTCCTTCATGCCAACTCAAGTGACAACAAGACAGCGAAAGGAACCCCGGTCGATGTCGATGGAAGGCTTGGCCGCGTCATCCGCATTGTCGGCAATCTATTCAGAGTCTTGATCACTCGTATGCTGGAGACACACAAGGAAGTGTGGCTGATCAACGTGCGAGGCAACCACGATCCCGATGCGAGTCTGTGGCTAAATGAGATGATGCGCCTGTACTTTGCACATGAGCCACGGGTGAAAGTCTTTGACAACTTCTCAAAGTGGATTCACTTCGAATGGGGCGAGACTCTCGTGGTCCTACATCATGGCGACCGGGTGAAGACTCAGGCGCTCTATGAAGCAGTGACCAGAGACTACGCGGAGGAATGGGGCCGCACTCGCTATCGGTATTTGTATCACGGTCATATCCACCATCGGACTGTGACAGAGCTAGGCGGATTACATCTGGAGAGTTTTGGGGTTCTCTGTCCGCCTGATTCTTTTCACTCAGCATCGGGCTACGGGTCTGCTAGGTCCATGTCCTGCGTTATACTCGATAAGAAGTACGGCGAGCATAGCCGATTCAAGGTCGGCATTGATGAGGTAAAAGCATGATCCCAATTATCAGTTGTCCACTAC